AATAAAAAACTATCTACTAGCTTAACTATATATGATGGTAATGGTACTACAACAACTACAAAAAAACATATTGATATTATAGTATCAGAAAGTACCCCAAATACAAAAAGCACAAATGTAAATGATGGTACTATCACAGGTAATGATTCATTTTATACAAATAATATGACTGTTGATACTGATAAAGGCGAAGTGTTTATTACAAAAACAAAAACAACTGACCCTAAAAAAATTCAATGGAGAACAGTTAGTGCGGATAAAATAAAAACATTAAAATATTCTAATAGAAGTTTTGATATAAAAAATTCTGAAAATGCTACAAACGCAGCATACGGTATGCTTAATTTTGAAATTAAAAATGAATGCACAATATATAGTATCACACCATATATACAAAGTTTTACAAATATTAAAGACTTTAGAATTGTTTTATTCAAAAATAATAAAATATTTAATTTAAATAGATCAAAAACATCATATATAAAAGAACTTCTTACTGATAAAGCAAAGAATACTAATTTCCCTAATATTTATTCCGCTTCATGGGTTAAAATAAAAGGAACAAGTAAAAATGGAACTATAAAACCATCTAAACAACATACATTTGAAATTAAAAATGGTAGAAAATTAGAAAAAGGTGTTTACAGTTTATTAATTATTGGTAGATTAAAAGAAAAGAAAAAAGATGGAAAAATTACTATAAAGCAATATCATGTTTCTAATGCAACTAAATATGGAGCGGTTTCCACAGCAAAAGGTTCAACAAACCCAAATAAAGTTTACTTTGATACATATAGTTTAACAAATAGAACTTGGCTTGTTATAATGGATATGTATAAGCATACATATAATAGCACAGGAACTCTTGTATCTCAAACTGTTGATACAATTAAAAATATACAAGCTTGTAAAATAAAAGCAAATTATGAAATACCTGAAGCATGTGATGTTGATACATATGTGTCAAATAACGGTGGAAAATCATATATTCTTGTAGGAAATAATATAAATGAAGTTAAATTTAAAGGATTAGGGCATGAATTTAGATGGAGAATAGTATTCCATGGAAATTCGTCCACTACACCAAAATTAAAATATAGTACAAAAATGAAAAGTGCTATTCAGTTTGAATTATCCACAGTAGACAATTTTATCAATTATGAAGATTATGATAGATGTTTTGCTACACCATTATTTAATGCTAATTCTATTACAAGAACAATGGTACAAAATACTAATGTTAAAAATGAATTTGAAGAATGGGAATACTGTAGGTTATGGATGGAAGATGATGATTTAGAAGCAAACATTGATATATGTTTTGGATATGATTATGATGATTATGACACAACAGTTAATACAAAACAATCTAAATGGAAAAAATCATTATTCTTTAGCCAAACATTATCAAATTTAAATTTAAAAGATTTTTCACAAGATTCAATAGACTATGATAACTATAACGGTTCTGTTGAATATGATGAAAATAATTTCAGATTCAAATTTGATGAAAAAATATTTAATGATACAAGCATAACCATTGCAACACCATTAGCAAATTTACGAAATAATCAATATGACTATGCATATGGTGATATTACAGATGAATATACAGATATGTCATGTTTTGAATATGGATTAATTAATACACCATATACTTATTCAGATAATTATGATGAAGATGCTGACGAAGAATATGATGATTCAAACAGAATATATTCTGGTACATATGTTATGAGTGGTCCATACTATCAAGCACAATATAAACCAAACAATGGATCAAAAGTATGGGCAGCAGATCAAAACAATGGTGATTATAAAGAAGGAGCTTGTATTATCGGAATTGCATTTGAAAATGGATTAAAAATAACAGATCAATATACATCATTACAATTTAATATCATACCTAATTTACGTGATTGTTTAGAAATAACAAATGAGGGCGAAAGTGATGGATTATTAGATTTGGATACTGGTAATGGTAAACCAACACTTAAACCAGGAGAGAGAGATGATGAAACAAAATATGTTGATGATGATGGTCATTATTATATTCCAGCAGGAACTTTAGAAATTGTTGCCTCACTCAATCCATATGGTTTAATTGAAGATGATAATGCTACATATGGTAAAGCATATCCAATTGATGTACCATTAAGATCATGTACTCATACAGAAGTTAGTATTAATTTAGCTGATTTATATGGCTCTACAATTTATAGTTTTGGAATTAGAGTAAGCACTAAAAAAGATTCTAATGGAGAACCACTTGTTAGAGCTGATGAAAATGGTAGACATCCATCTTTACATGATGGAGATATTTTAGGATTAGGAAATATATTTTTCCAATCTTATAATATTAAACCTTACGTACCATATATTTACACAGGTGATACTACAAGATGGAATTGGACAGCAATGAATAAAAACCAAAATTCATATGCTGCTATTTCATATGCTACAAAAGATAAAAATAGTCAGGATCCAAACAATGAACATACAAGATATTGTAGATTAATTATACCAAAAACAAATCCACAAAACAGTTATAATGTTATTCAAGTACCTACTGAAAATGCATTAGACCCACATGATTTTGAATGGTATGTTAGATATAATGTAACAACATTTTATAGAGCTAAAAAACTTCCTTCTGCAACTTACATTAAACAAGTTAAAACAGCAAATTCAAATAGAATTAAATTAATGACAGCAAGTAATAAAAATGGTCCTTGGACTGAGCTTAGAACAAGTACTGATACAGCTAATGCTATTGTTTTTCATTTAAATAGTGCTGATGGTACAGGAAATAGATTTAAAATTAATACAGACATTAATCTTGTACCATATAATTGGGTTAACATTAAATATAATTTAGAAAATATTAAACAAGAAGCACTTAATACATCTAATATGGAAGAATATTTCTCTACAGGTACATATATTGCAAAAGGAGATATTATTTTTGATTTATATGATACACCAAATCCAATTGGTGCTGAACCAATTGAAAGTTTTGCTCTTCCTGCTTGGGGAAAAGTTCAAGACAGATATGGAAATGGACAAGAATCTTATGTAAATAAAACAGTTAATGCTTGGTTCAAAGTTCATAGTGATGCTACCACAGTTAAATGTATTGTTTTACGTAGAGAAAATCCAACAGGAACAGAAATGACAAATATTGATTTAGTTTTACAAGATATTCTATTCTTAAATACTGATAGTGTTCCAGCTTTAGGTCCTCAAATGCATGTGAGAATTTATCCAACTAATACAAATGCTCAAACAATGAGAAACACAAAAATTCGTAAAGTAGGTTGTGTATACAGAATTGGGTGATTAATATGGAAGAAGAAATTGAAATACAAAATATTACAGAAGTGCAACAAATTGATAGTAGAAGAGAAATGGCTGAAGCTTTAGATAATCAAATTAAAGAACAGACTAATAATTTAGATATAATTTCTCAACAATTAGATTATATATCTTCAACTGTAGACAATATTACACCTGATGTAGATCTTACAGAAGTAACTGATAAAATTGATGAACTTGACACTAACATTATTACCACTCAAAATCAAGACATTCTTGAAACATTGAACAACCAACAAATTCAAATAAATAGTATAGAAGAAAAACTAAATACTATATTAGAAAAAATAATAGAGGATAATAATAATGCCTAAGCAGTTAAGAAAAGATGTCTTGAATATAGCTGATAAAATATATGAATTACAAGAAAAAACAGAACATTTAAGTAATGGACAAAGATTTGCAGCTATTAATGAAATTGAAAAAAATATTGCTCCTTTACGTGGCGATTTACATCATTTAGAATATCAATTATATAATCAACAACACGACAATGAAGAAATAAAAAGAGAGATTGATACAATACTACAACAAATAAATGATTTAGAAGATATTAAATCTGATCTTGTTGCACGTATTAATACTGAAACAGAACATACTCGTAAATTTTATCATGAAGAAACAATGAAGTTTTTTAAAGAAGAGATTTCCCCATTACATGACGAAATAAAAGAAAACAAAAAAGAAGTAGGCGAGGTTAAAGAATTGATTCATGATTTAGATAAAAAAATTATTGAATCAGATAAAAATAGAGAAATAAAAGATGCTGAAAAGTTTGACCACCTAAAAATGATTATTACTGCTGTTGTAGCAGGTTTAGGTGGACTATCAGCACTTTCATTATACTTTCAACCAGCTATACAAACATTGATTAGAATACTCTTTGGTATCTAATCTTTTAATGCTAATTTTACATCATTTAATTTAATAGTGGATCTTCCAGCATGTTTTGCATATCTGCTAGCTTTCATAGCAATTCTGCTACCTTCTTCTTCAAGTGCTTCACTAAGACATATTGCTGCGTCTTCTGAAACTCTAAAAGATCCAGTACTTTTTAATAACCTTTTGACAGGTGCAATAGGTAATTCACTCATATTTTTTCCTCCTTATATTTTATTATGAAACCATTTTCCTAAGTTTAGTTTTATTTTTCCTAAACAATACTATATTGTCTTACTAAGTATTTAAATCTTTTGGTTTTATCTCAAATTTATTCTCTTTACATTGCTGCACAAAAAACTTATACTCTTCAAAAGAAAAATTATACTTTATTAAAAATTTAGGTAAATCATGTAATAAATTATTCAACACACCAGGAAGATCATATAAAAGAATCTTCGTAGAATAAATTTTATCATAATCAATACCATCAATTTGAATCTCAGGATAATTTCTTAATTCATCAATAATAAAATATTCATATTTTTTATTACCCTGATTATAAAAATAAAGATTTCTTTTTTCTTTCATACAAGTTTTACAATAATAAGAAAGATTATCTTTATTGTTTTTATTTTTACTAAATTGATTTAACGGTAAATCCCGTTCACAATAATTACATTTCTTTGTTTTTATAATAATCACTCAAAAAAAATAAGTAGTTGGGGAGTAATTAAAGCCAAATTTGATCCCACCAAGGGATACGATGATTTTTGTATATAGGATGATCCAAAGGATAAGTATATTTATATACATAATAAGGGTGTACTTTTTTATTAGTTATAGTTGTAGTAGAATCATCTTCTTTTTCTTCTTCATCTTCTTCAAATAATTCCTTAAAGGCTTTTCTCTTTTGAATTTTATGTTTTTTTGTTTGAATTAAAAATTCACAAATTTTAATAATGTCTTCAAGTCTTTCAATGTCATAACTATCTCCTATATCATCATAGTTTTCAGAAAAGTCACAACAACATTTATCATTACATTTTTTGTCTGTCATTTTTTGCCTCACTATTGAATCCTGCAAGAACATCTTCACGTTCTCGTAACCAATCAACAACATAAAGAAGATCATTTATTTTATCTACTTCAAATTCATTGTTGTTTAAAACTCCAATAGCAAAACTAAAAAAAACAGAAGAAGCTAATTTTTGATTATCTAACTGCTTTTGATTTTCTGGTTTAACAAATTCTTGAATAATTTCTAAAAGAATCTGTTCAATATCTTCTTCATTCATAGTAATACTAACTCCAATAATAATAATATTTCTTTCATAATATATAAAGTTTTTGGTTAAGACCATTGTTGAGATAAATCATAAAGTAATGTAGGAGTATAAGGTTCATAAAAAGAACCAAAACTTGTTGATGAAGCAACCCTAAACACTTTACGAGGATTTAATCCATCTTCATTACATCTAAACATATCTCTTTTATTATAAGCAACTTTTGAAGCATCCCACATACTATATTTAGGTTTTGAACCTACTGATTTATTATAATGTAATGGATTATTTTCCGCATCAAAATAATTAATCCATTTTCTTTCATTTTGACGCAATATGCTTCTATCTGTACCTAAAGGAAACGATTCAAGAACTTTAAAAGTAAAATTTTCAATACCTTCATTAGCAATAGCTAAATCAATATCTGAAGGTCTTAAATGTTCTAAATGTCTTCGCCAAATATTATCTGCACTACCAATATATAATGCACCACTATTATTGTTTATATATTGATATGTACCTGCTACTGGATTGTTTTTAATATAATCTAACATAATAAAAAATAAAAAAATAATAATATATATACTTTACTATTTAAAATCATCCAAAGTAACTATATTTTTTTCCCATTCCTCAACAAATTCCCAAAATTGTTCTGCAGTATTGTTACCTTTACCATACTTACTATGATAAGCATTATGTAAATCTCTACAAATAACAACAACATTGTTCCAATCCATTCTTTTTTCAATACACCAATTATAACCATCTAAATGATGTATAAATAAATCATTAGTTTTCTTACCAGTCACTTCACATCTACCATTAGCTCTTTTTCTTACAGGTATAACAAGATCAAAAAAATAACTACCATCATTAAAACATTCTGCCTCTCTTTGGGTAAACATGGGTGGTATTATATTTTTTAAATCTTCTACAGACACTTTAGATAATCTACATAAATTTTTATATGCTTTATCATATTTTTGTCTATAATATTGTGGATTATTATAAACCCATTGTTTAATATACTCTCTTCTTTTTTCTTTATTTTTTTGATACCACTTTTTATTTGATTCTTTAATTTTTTCTTTATTTTTTTCACGATATTTTTTATTTTTATCATTTATTTCTTTTTTATTATCTTGATAATATTGTTTTCTTTCCTTTAATATTCTTTTTTTATTTTTTTCATACCATTTTTTTTTACTTATTTTATTTTTATTTTTCTTATTCTCTTTATAACATTCTTCAGAACATGTATTATTATTATATGTTTTTTTCTTAAATTCTTTACCACAAACTACACATTTTGCAATAGTATTACTTTTTTTACTTTTTTTATTATTTTTATTATTTTGATAATATTGATGACTATATTTTTTTTGTCTTATCTTTTTACATTCTTCAGAACATACATTAGTACCTGTTTTTGCATCAAATTCTTTACCACAAATTACACATTTTTTTATAACCATTATATCCCTCTAATAAAATATTTATGCTATCTTTTGTCGATAGCGATCTTTAAACTCTTGTTTCTTACCATTATTAAATGTATCAATACATAAATAATATCCTGTTATCCTATCATAGACATATAAATGTTCTGATCCACAAATAGGACACACTTCAAGATTATCATTAATAGTATATCCACATTCAGGACAATAAGTGAAAACTTTACTATATGCCCAGAAAATAACACCAGTTTCAACAATTTTCTTATTTAATTGCCAAAGTGCTTCACCATCACTCCAAACCTCACCAAGCCAAATATGTAATATATTACCACCAAGAGATAATGGATGATACAAAGCAGCATTCTTAATATGATCTACAATATTAGTTTCTTCACTAACAGGAATATGAGAAGAGTTAGTTAAATAATAACTACCTTTTGTACCTTGCACAGGAGCATCAGGATATTTTTCTTTAATTATTTCTGCAAATCTATGAGAAGCTGATTCAGCTGGACTACCAATAACAGACCATCTTAAACCATCTTTTGCATTAAAATAATCTTTATAAGTATTAATAAAATTAAGAATAGTTTCTCCTTTCTCTCCTTTTAAAATTTGCAAACACTCATATAATCCACAATAACCAATAGTCATTGTAGTACGATTAATATCCCAAAGTGGTTCACCAGTCTCTTGATCTTTTTGTAAAAGAAAATCAGACATATGTTTATCGTAAATAGTATGTTTCACACATCTTCTACGATAACATAAAGTATCATAAATAACTTCACACATTTCACCAAGCAATTCATAAAATTTATCTCTATCACCATTAGCTTCAAGAGCAATCAAAGGCAAATTAAGAGTTGAATACATAAAATTACCAGTATTCATTGAATCTAATCTATAATCTCCACTATAATTTACTGGTAATGCTGTCCTACAACCCATAACAGTTCTTTCCATCTCAGTACAATTAACATAATATAAAGTTGGATTATTAGCACCTTTCTCATGTAATAATTTACAATTACCTTCATATTTATCAAGATCACCCTTACGAATATTAAAGAGTATATTAGGAAATCTATGATAAGCACCATTACCATCTTTTTCTTCTGACACTTCAAGAATAGCTCTAAAAATTAAATCAGCCTCTTCTTGATAATCAGCATAAACTCCATTAGCAACACCACCTGGTCCAATTGCAGGTTCATTTGCTAATACTTCAGGAATAGATAAATCCACGCCAATAGAACTAAAAAGGATTTGCCCACCCCTACACACAAGTGACATATTGCAATTAAAAATGAATCCTTGAATTGCTTGTTTAATTTCTTCATAAGTTCTACCTCTTGCAAAAGGAGCTAACAATGTATTAAAATTAACATACCCTTGTCCACCTGAGAATACTACAGCTCCAGCCATAAATGCTTGTAATAAATGATTTAATAATACTTCTAATGTCTTAGCTGGTTTAGCAACTGACCCCATTACACCATGACCATCAATTTTTAAACCATTCTTTGCAAAAAATCTTAAATCAAAATTCATACAGTTAGGCCTTGTATGAAAAAATTCAAGATCATGATGATGCACAAGACCTTGAATATGTGCATCAGCACAATGTTTAGGCATATCATATAAAGCATACTGTTTTGCAATAGAATCATAAGCATATTTAGTTATCATTTCAGGAGAATATCCAATATTTGCATTATCATTACAACCATTAGTCATAAGATCTTCAAATTCTGTAACAGTCATTCCAAGTACACGATTTTTTTCTTCAGCTTCAATAAGATTTTCTTTTAACAATTGTGATGATACTAAAGCTCTTATAGCAGACGTTGAGATTCTATCTAAACCATCATTTTTCATTTCATTTATTTTTCTTGCAATTCTATTTTGAATCTTTTGTGCAATTTCTTCATCAATTTCAGTTTCTTTTATAATTGTTTCTTTAATAAAACCTGCTTTAAATAAAGTTTCTGTTCCATCTGCATGTACTACATAAATTTTATCTGTCATTTTATTTCCTCCAAAAAATGTATAAAAAAATATTAAATTCTATTATATTTATACTTCTATATTCGATTTTTGTATATTAATATATTTTTGGTCAATACAATTAAGATTTTTTTCTGAAATTTTTGCAAAATTTTGTCCTTGCAACCACTCTTTAAAACCATTCAAAGAATTATGAGCAAGAATAAAATCATTCTCATTATTAATCTCGTCCATATAAATAAAATTATTCATATTTTCTTTATGCCACATCAATAATGTTAAATTAAAATCATTTGCAATTTCCATTAACATTAATATTTTTTCAACATCAGTTTCATAATTAAATTCTTGACTAAATGCTTCAATATATTTAAGTTTAGCTATATTAAATGGTACATTTTCAAGTACCAAATTACATAAATCAATATACTCAGAATTATGCTCAATAATTTTATCATCTGGATACAATATGTCCAAAAAATTTAATGCTCCATTAAAGTAAATGGTATGTAAGACAGAACCCAACTCAAAAAAATTAATATTAATATTATCAATAGTAGTTTCAAAATGATTTTTTGGTAAAGTCAAAAAAGATAAACTATCTTTAATATTATTTATATATATACCAAAGACAGTATTATCTTTAACACTCATAGAAAGTACTTTAATTTTTTGAACGTCTTCTAAAGTATCTTTTATAGTTAAAAGAACATCAGTTCTCATTGTAATCTCCATCATACTCTTCATCAACATTATTAGCGATAATATCAACTAACTGTGCAAAACGAGCACCTTTTTCAATAACAAACAAGTCATCAGTATGGTTAATAAGTAAAAAACTTAAATGACCATAAAAACCAGGGTCACCAAAAGCAGTTCTAACATCAACACCAGCTCTCAATAAAGATGAGCGAGGTAAATAAAACTGTCCTGCATTTTTACCAATCTTAATCTTTTCAGATGTAACAGCAATATAAGGAACATTAGGTTTTAATCTAAAAACAGTTTTTAACATGCCACCAACTTGAATATTAGCAGTTTGACATTTAACTTGTTTAGGTAATACTTTAGCGTCCTTTAAAAGACCATAAATAGTACCATCATTATGCTCTAAAGAATAAACTTCGTCTAAAGTTAAATCAATCCCTGCAGGTTGATATTGTTTTTCGTCCAAATTAGGATACAATTGTTTTAAATTTTTTTTACCAGTAATCATTCTTCTTTCTCCTCAAAATCAGCAATTTTATTAAATTCTACATAAACAAAAGTTGCAAAACGAATTGTAACTTTTTTTAAAGCCATAAATTCTATCCTTTTCCGTGGATAATTAGGATGTTTCTTTTTATAAAATTTAAACATCATATGATAGTATGTTTTATAATCATTTGATTGATAAATTAATTTTTTAGCACAACGAGTAAGTACAATTTTTAAATTTTCACAATAATCAATAGGATCTTGTTTTTTATTAGCAACAACAATACCGTTATTTTTTTTATGAACTTTAGTATAATATTTACCTTGTTTTATAACTGGAGATAAGCCAGCATAAGAAATAAAATGGCGTAAACTTTTAAATCTACGAATATTATCAACTTCTACAATAATTTCAGCAGCATCATATAAGTTAACAGCATCAATTTTTTGAAGAACATCTAAATATTCACGAGAAAATTGTAGCATTTGAAAAATTTCATTTCTTAAATCAGTTAGTGGTGTATCAAATGAATTAATACTAATATTTTCTAATTGTTTTAATCTTACATCTTGCATAATATCTTGCATAGCATCAACTCTATGCCTATTACTCTTTTGAGCATCAAACAAAGTTTTATTAGTATTCACAAGAATAGATAAAACTTTACGTTCATCTGGGTCCACTATCTCATCCTCCTAATAGCATTTTTAGTAATCTTAGTTAAACGAGGAACTTTGTCTAATTCTTCATCAGTAGCTTTAAATACTCCACCAGGGGTATTAAAAGCATTTAATAATTTTCTAGCAGCTTTAGGTCCACACTTAGGTAAACCAATAAGAACATTAATCATTTCATTACTATCTTTAGAACGCACAATAGGGGGTTCAATAGGCTCATCATTTTTATTGACATTAGCAACAATAGATTTTACACAAGAAACAAAATGTTTATGATTTTTGCAAATAAAAACAGGTACTTTATATCTTTGAGTTAAGGAAACTAAATTTCCATAATATTCATCAAGACTCTGTGGTTTAACAAAAAAATCATTCATTTTACCATCATCATATACAATAATATAAGAAAAAGGATATTTTTCTTTCATTTGTAATGCTTCTTTTTGAATTTGTCTATTCCTACAAGATTGAATCCAATCTTGTAAAGTTTTTACTTCAATAGCAATATGAATAAGATCTTCTCTTTCAATAAGAATATCACCAGTATTTAATCTGGTAATAATAGCATTAACAAAAAAAGAATCTTTAATTAATAAATTAACACGTTCTTTATCTTCTCTATCATCAATAAAAATTTTCATAATATTATATCTCCCAATTATCTATTATATACTTTATGACATTAGTTGTAACAGCATTACCACAACATTTATATCTTTGAGTATCACTTATTTTTTTGCCATCTTTACCTATCGCTGTCCAATTATCAGGAAAACCTTGTAATCTTTCTGCTTCTATTGGTGTAATAGATCTATACATATATTCTGTTTCTAAAATAGGCCTATTAGTTATATTAGTACTAATAGCAGTTAATGTAGGTGAATATGTACCATCAGTTTCAGCTCTATGAGCTTGCATACTACCATATACTTTTTTAATACGAACTTTTACTTTATCATGCATACATGTTAATGTTGGTGACAAACCTTTTTCACTATAAATTTGTCCACCTTGTCCTCTTCCAGACTCAGAATGATTACCAACAACTTTAATTTTATTTTCTCTAATAAAAGTACTACGTCCTGAATTACCACCAGTAGCAGCCAAAGTTTGATTCAAACCATTTGGAGAAAGTATTCTTTCACCTTGTCTACCTTTAACAATATAATTTACGCTATTATCCCCATCATTTTGTATTAAACTTATATCATTAGGCACATTTTCCAATGAACCTCTAATATATATACGCTCTCTTGACTGAGGAACACCAAAATCTTTACTATTTAAGACATCCCATCTAACATTATATCCTAAATTGATTAAAACTTGAACCATAATAGAAAATGTCCTACCTTTATCATGTGATAATAAATTACGAACATTTTCAAGCAAAAAATATTTAGGTTTTTTAACCTTTAAAATTCTTTCAATCTCAAAGAATAAAGTACCACGAGTGTCATCAAATCCTTTTTGATTTCCCGCTACACTAAAAGATTGACAAGGAAAACCACCAACAAGTAAATCAAAATCAGGCAACTCAGATGGATTTATTTTAGTTACATCACCTAAATTTTTATGATTAAAATGCTTCTCATAGATATTTTTAGCATATTTATCAATTTCTGCACATCCTATACATTCAAAATCTTTATTACTATTTTCTAAACCTAATTCAAAGCCACCAACCCCACTAAACAAACTTAAATATTTCATTTTTTACCACCTAATAATATAATTTATGACCTTCACAAGTATCACTTGTGCAAAATCCATTATCTTTTTGAATAAAACAATCATGAAAAATATAATCTTCTTTTTCAAATAAATAATCAATTAAATGCTCTTCATAAACACAATGATGAAATTTCTCTTCAGATAAAAAACTATACAAAATATCTTCAACCTCTTCCTTAGTATATCCAAGATCCCTAAAAAACAAAATAAACTGTACACGACCAGCATTACCAAGCATAGGATCTTTCATCATACTTTGAATACAAGGTGGGATATCATTACTAATTTTATTAGTATGAACACTTATATGTTCTCTTTGTTTTTTTAAGAATACTTGTTTATCCCATTCAGCAATATTTAATAGACGATGACCATTAATGAAATCATCGCCTCTTGGATTTTGTGCTAATAATCTAATATCTTCATAAGTATTATTCATTAATTCATTAAAAGTAATTGGAATACAATAAGATTGTTTTTTCTTATGTTTAAGATTTAAAGTATTAACAATACGAACAACTCTTCTTAAATCACCAACAACAGCAGGATCAGATTCGGTTTTAGTTTTCTTATGTAAAAAATTAACATAATTTTTTATAGCGATTTTAGGATTTTTTATTTTATAATCATCTAATAAAATAAATATATGAAAACCATTACCACTAAAACGAATATAAAAAGAATAATCATTTTCAAATAAATATTGAGCCACAATACGAGTATTCTGTAAAAATTTCATATCCATATCAAAATCAAAATCAAGAAAAATTTTATCTACAATAGCATTATTAACATCAATATCATCTTCATATAAATAAACACTTTGATATAAATCTTTTTTTCCATTACACATACTAACATAATAATCTATATCTTGTAAATCAGTAATTTTTATACGACGTGGTTTAATAAACATTTCACTTATCAACATCAATATCACTCAAATTTTCTTTTATAAATCTTTCAATATCTTTCTCAATTTGCATTTCTGCCAATTTCAAAGCAAATTGACAACCAGGATCTAAAAATAATCCAGCTTCTCCATTAATTTCATAATATGGAAATTCTGCACAAGCATCAAAACGAGCATAATAATCATCACAAGTTCTTCCATTAAAATATTCACAAGGTTGATTATCTTTCCCTAAACGAGTCTGTTTACAACATGAACCACATTTTTTACAGAATTCTGGGTGCTCTTGTACCATATCATAAGAAAAAAATGATTCAGGAACTTCAACAAGAATAGTTATAATAATATCACATACAATATCAGGTGGTAATTCAGAATATTTTTGAAGAAATTTATCTAAAAAAATTTTAATAAATTTTAATTGATTAATAGGCATTAGAAACCACCATCTTCACTACATTGTTTTTGGAAATTGCAATATTTACACAAAAATTGCTTTTTAGGAGGGAATATATTATGTGCAACATTATCTTTAACGAAATTAATATAATCAAAAACTGATTTATAATCTTTATCTGTAACATATGCCCCTTTTTCTTGTTGATTAGCAAAATTAAAACCACGATATTTACAATCTTTAGTAAAAAAAATTATAGCAGTTGTAACTTTTTTATTTGGATATTTAAATTCCACTAAATTACGATATATACATAATTCTAAACGATAATTTGTAATTGGTTTTGATTTACTTGTTTTATAATCAATAATTAATAAATTACCAGTTTGTTGATCTTCTATGATTAAATCGATAATACCATTAATATTTAATTTTGAATTATATATATGTTCTTCAACTCCAAAAATTTTGTATTTTCCATCACAAAAATTAAGAAAAAATGAATACAATGAATCTATATGTTTACTTAAATCAAACTCAGAATCACAACAAACATCATTTAATATAAGACTACTTTTAATATCTTTTTCAGTAATATTTTTTTTATTTTGAAGTTCTTTAGCAACTTTTTCTGCTATTTCATGAACATCAAGTCCTAATTGCATATATTTATTTGGTGGTGACTCAATACCATCAACATAAATATATTTAAATTCACGTGGACATTTTTTATATGTATTAATTTTTGATTTTGACATTTTCATAAAGAAACTACCTCCATATTATTAATAAAGAAATTATCATTTGGTTTATTAAACTTAACATAATCTCCAGCTATAGCATATTCAGGAATTGATAGATTATATTGTGTTTTCACAGTACCAAAACTACGATATTGTTCTCCATCATATAATGTACCAATAACCATATCTTTTCCTTTTTTTGTTTTTACCAAATTACATTCTACAATTAAACCATAATGAGTTTCTTCTTTTTTCCTATTTGACATAATTATATCAATTTTTTCTTTGCTTTCCCCACTAATATAATTCCATTCATGGTCAAAATTCAAAGAATCATTTAACTGAATCAAAAAACTAAGATATAATCTTTCATTATATATTTTACATTTAGCAATAATTGGTTCACCCACCACACAATATTGGTCATACTTATTTAAAGTAGCTCCTGAACAAGTAATACTAACAATATTCTCCTTATTTTGTACATGAATTATTGTTTGAAAATTTTGTCTATCAACATCTACAATAATACCTTTTAAATACATTTCACTCATATCTGTTATAATAAAATTTGATAAATCAACAAAAATATCATCATAAGGTGTTTTTAAAATATCAATATACTCTTCAGTTGGTGAAAAAGACAATACCGCAAATTCTTTATTGAAAATATCTTCTTTAGTATATGTTTTATCTTCTTTAAAAAAGAAATTAATTAAATCTGTTCTTTTTTTAACAATTTGATTAATCATAATTCACCTCAAAATCATAAAAACTATTTAATATATATTTTACAACATTTACAGTAAAAGCATTACCTACACATTTATATCTTTGTGCATCAGATATTTTTTCACCATTAATTCCATATTGTGTCCAATTGTCAGGGAAACCTTGTAACCGTTCTGATTCTAATGGAATAAGTCTACGTACTCTCATTTTATTATCAACAGCACCCCAATTACTTGAGCAAGTTAAAGTACCAACACCTTTTGATTGTGTCCTACCACGACCAGTTACAGAACCAGGATGATCTAAACGAATACCATCACCAGGATAAACTTCATCATACCCCTTTTTTGTAGCAGTAGCAATTTTAAGTGGCTCAATACAATATAAACCAGTTTTAGCACCCCAACCACCACCATTTGCAATCTGAGTACAACTCACACTATCTGTTGCATATACTTTCATACCTTGAGATAACTTTTCTCCTTTCTTTTTATTAAGAACATGAGGTTTAAATTCTTGTACAAGAATTTCACCACTAGCTGTAATTGTAGGAGAAATACCAGTATCCTTATAAGTTCTTTTTGACTGATCAAATACACCTTCACGAATTTCAAACTCTGTTAATGATTGATCAAATTCATCAGTAATAATACCAAGTATTTTTTTTAACTTAAACCATATTTCTGGTGTTGGAATAGCAAAACTACCATCAGTCCTAAAATAATGTGCTGCCTGTGTAGATGGAACACCTAATTCTTTTGCAATTTGTTCTATAGTATAAGGAGATGACCTTTTCTTTTCATAAATCTCTTGCTTAAGTCCTTCAATATCAACTTGGTGAACCCTTGCTTTAATCTTTCTATTAACTAATTCACGCTGCATACGAACATCATAATTAACATCAGTACCCATAATTAAATCAGCATTTGTTAATGAGATATCAGGTAATATACCATATTCTTTTCTTACACCACGAATATAAATTCTTTCACGATTTTGCGGAACACCAAAATCTTTACTATTTAAAACGTCCCATCTAATATTATAACCTAAATCTAAAAGAATATTAATAATAACTTTAAAAGTATTACCTTTGTCGTGAGATAAAAGATTTTTAACATTTTCAAGTAAAAAAAATTTAGGTTTTTTAACTTTTAAAATTCTTGCTATATCAAAAAAGATAGTACCACGTGCATCATCAAAACCTTTTAACTTACCAGCAATACTAAATGCTTGACAAGGAAAACCTGCAATTAGCATATCAAAATTGGGCAATATAATTGGATTAATTTTAGTTAAATCACCAAAATTTTCATTATTAGGAAAATGTTTTTGATAAATACTGGTAGCATATTTATCAATTTCAGAATATCCAATCATCTCATAATTAAAATCAGAATATTCTAAAGCTAATTCTGCACCACCAATACCAGTACAAAGTGATAAGACCTTAAGAACCATTTTTATGCCTCATTAATCGTTCAATTTGGTCATCATTTAAATAGTATTTTTCATCAACTTCATCTTCCATAATATCAGCAAGAATTGATGTACTATTAGTTACTTTATTTTTTTTTCGAACAATAAAATAACCTTCTGGAGTACTATATCCACGCACAGGACTAAAACCAAGTGTCTTACGATTAACATATTCCAAAGAAGTACATAAAAATTCTTCACCATTCACATATACACCCTCTTTTTTCTTTTTCCATTCTTTACCTTGATATTCAATCATACAAAATCCTCCAATGTTCTTTGTTTATTTTCTTTTTTATCTTTATCTACAATTGGGATATTATCAAAAGCACCAGCCCAAATTAAATTTTCTTTAATTCGTTTATTTGCTTTTCGTGGGGCAACTCTACTACAAAAATCATCAAAACTAGTAAACAAACCATTTGTTTGACGTTCTTTTAAAATTGCTTCTGATGACTTAATTGATACTTTATCTATTAAATCAAATCCCATATATATTTTTCCATCTACAATTGCTGTGTTTAATTCAGATTTATTAATATCAGGATTACATAATTCAACATCTGACTCTTTAATAGATTGTAAAATTTCTACTCTTTTTTCATCATCTTTAACATGCATAAGCATAGCAATAGAAAATTCTAAAGGATAATAAGTTTTCAACCAAGCAGATTGATAACCCAAAGCAGCATAACCCACAGCATGAGAACGATTAAAAGAATAATCAGAAGACTTTTCAATATCATTCCATAATTTTTCAGAAACTTCCTTATCTACATTATTACTAATACAACCTTGAATAAATTTAGGTTTAAATTCAGTAAAAGCTTCTTTTTTCTTTTTAGAAACTGCACGACGTAAATGATCAGTTTCTAAATCAGACATACCAGCAAGTTCACGAGCAACAGCCATAATATCTTCTTGAAAAATCATTAAACCTTGAGTATCAGCTAAAATATCTTTTAATCTTTCATCAAGATATATAGGATCTTTTCTACCAAATTTATAATCCGCATATAATTTATCCATACCAGAGTTCCTTGCTCCTGGTCTAATAAGAGAAATAGTAGCAATCATCTCATTAAAATTAGATGGCTGAATCATTTTAACACCTTGACGACCAGCAGCTTTTTCTAATTGAAAAATACCTAAAGGATTATTACAAATTGTTTGAAAAACTTTAGGATCGTCAAAAGTATATGGTAATTCAACATTAGGATCATTAATAAGTTTTAAGCAATCTCTTTGAATATCTAAAACTTTAACAGATAATGTATCATTTTTTAAAAATCCTTGTGCCTCACATTCAACACCACTATTACATATTACAATTGAGCCACCTACATTTACAACAGAAGTATAATTCCATAAAGGTTTATCAAAGATAATTAAAGCACCAGGATGTTTTCCATGAGCTTTCATTAGTCCAACTAAATCATTAATACCATTTTTGACAAATGAATATTTATTTAAAAAATTCATTACTTTATTATTTTTAGAGAAATTTTCATCATCAATAATATTAGTAATTTGATTTACTTCAGCAAAAGGCACATTTATCATTCTAGATAATGCTTTAATCGCCATTTTAACAGAATAAGGCAAACGTGTAACTACTTGAGCACAATATTCTTCACCAAATTCATTAATAATTAATTTTAATACCTCATCACGTTGGTCAGAAGATACATCAGTATCAATATCAGGCAACTGAGTCATAGCTCTAGTTTCATTAAGAAAACGTGCAAAAGACAGTTTATAAGGTTTGGGTGGAATTTTTGTAATATTTAATCCATAACAAACAACAGATGCTAAACAAGAACCACGAGCAGGGCCACGAAAAATACCAGCATCATCAATTAAAGCACAAATATAAGCAGTTTGAAGAAAAAAATCTTCGACACCAGTTTTTTTAATAATATTACATTCTTCTTCTAAGCGTTCTTGATACCAAGGATCGTCATATACACCTTTATGCTTTAATCCTTGAATAGTCATTCTTTTCATAAAAGAAAAATTTTCCATTGTTGGTGCATCAAATGTTAATTGAAATCCCATTATATCACCTTTTTAGGTTTTTTACAAAATATTTTTTTAAATTCATTATGTTTAGTAAACTTAGGTATTATTCTTTTACCCCCAATATTATTAACTGTAGTAACATTACATTGGTCAGCAATAATAGAAGTATTATTAATCATAGTATCAACTAATTTTAAATCAGAAAAACCAGACTCAATTGCTAATTCTTTAACTATTGTAGAAGTACCAACACAATTACTTTTTAAACTATCTTCAATATCATCAATTTGTTTACACCATGCGTCCGCTAATAATTCTTTTCTAACATCTGGATTATTAATAAAATGAGCATCAGTAGTAGCAATACAATATTTTAAATCAAACATATCCCATAAATCTAACATTTTTTCATTAATATCATTTTGTGGATAATAATCTGGAATTTTATTACTTTCCCAAGTAGGGTGAAATTGAAATTCTAATGCAATATTATCTCGTCCAAAAGTATCTAATAATTGATTTAAAAAATTTTCTGCATCTTCAAAATGTTGATTTTTATTTTCTTCATTTAAAGATTGTCCAACAGTACCTAACGCACATGCTGTTGAAATAAAAATATTATCATTTGCATTTTCAAACAAAAATGGATATGGCAATAAAGGTCTATAATAAAAATGCTTTATTGATGATTCAAATTGCATTTTATTAATAGTTTTTAAACCATTATCATTTTTAGCTAAAATAACTAAATGATATCTATTTGTATTTGATGGTTTCATATATGTTTCTTTACAATAAAACTCACAACCAAAAATTGGTTTAATATCATAAGATTGACTAGTTAAAAAAAAATCAGACCATCCTTCAACTGTACCATGGTCTGTAATAGCAACAGCTTTTTGTCCATATTGTTTAATAGTTTCAAATAAATCAGGGATTTTAATAACTGAATCTTGTATACTATAAAGTGAATGTAAATGTAAATTAACAAAATTATCTTTCATTTTATCACGTTAAATTATCACAATTAAAATCTTTTAAATATTGTATATTTGTACCAAATAAAATATCAGGTTCAGGAATGATTATGGCTATCAATTTCATATTAATATCAAATTGTAATTCAATGCCATATTTACATTCCTGTTTTGATACAACTTCTTCTTGTTTTGCTTTTCTTATTTCAAAAGTGTCTAAAAATGTATTATAACAACAACTTGCATTATTTATCATTTTTTTCCTCTACTTTCGTAGAAAATATAACATTTGCCAAATCTTCAATAGTAGATTTAGATTTTTTAGTTTTATTATTAACACTAAAGAACTTATATTCTTTATTTACTTCTGTAACTTTTGCACGATGCTTTTTAATAATAACATAATAATCAGTTACATCAGGATTGTCATTATCTCTTACTTCTGTAATCATTCTCATTGAACATTCATCGATAAATAACTGTTTGACATTAGCAAATTTACCATCTTCAGCCATTTCACGAACAAAATCTTCATGTCCCAAAAAAATAACTGAGGTTGGTAAAGTCATATATGGGTCATAAAAAGAATTAAATTTATCAGCTCTTACTTTCCAAGCACCCATAGGAATACCTTCATCAACGGCTTTCTTCTTATCAATACGCATAACAGCTTCACAATCTTTTAATAAAAAGCTTAAACCATCAATAATTACTGCTTTCACTTTAAACCCATTATCAATACCTTTTTGAATACTTGCTGCTATTGATGTAACATTATCAACAGTTGCTTCTTTATCAATAACAGTTTTACCTTCTTCATCAGTTACTACTTTAATAGGGTTAATAGGACGAAGTTGTCCACTTTCTACATAATCACTAAAAAGATTTTTAATTATTTGTGCCCCAGAATTATCTCTTTCTAAATAAATAACTATTTCATCATCTTTTATGTTATATAATGCAACATTTAATGCTAATGAAGTTTTACCTGATCCATTTAATCCGCCAATTAAAATTTTTTCATTAACTTGTCTAATGTTTTTCCAACTTTGTCCTTCAAATATTAATTTATAATTTTCTTCTCCTAAATCAACTTTTGGTTGTCTTGTGTCATTAGGAACATTTCCAAGATTAAAAGTAGCTTTTGCCATAATTATTCCTCCAATTCTTTTATTAAATTTCTTAATTGTGCTTTACATCTAGCATCTCTCATTATTTTTAAATCAAGTTTTAACCATTCTATTTCAGTTTTTGGTTTTTTATCTTTACTCTTCTTTACTTCTTTGTAAAATAAATGATCGTTCAATATAATCGTCCACCAATTTATCTAATTCAGTTTCAATAATAGCTTTTGAAAAAAAATGGTTAACATGACTATAATCTTCATCAAGAGTTAAAATACGATTTTCAATCCGTAAATTTCTCTTTTCAAGAAGAGAATAAGGATCTTTAAGATCCTTTATACTATACATCTTCATCTCCTGATAAATCAACACCAAAGAATTCTTCTACATCTACATCATCATCAACATGTAAGAATCCTCCAAGATGCCAATTAGTATTTTTACCATATTGAACTGATTGCAATACAAAAATACCTTTATCATCTTCATGTATATCTAATCCTTGTAATAATTCTAAAGGTATATAGACACTCATTAAAGATGATTCTAAAGTATCATAATCAATAAATTCTATATCAATTTCTGAATTAAACCATTTTTCTTTAATCACAATTCCCATTACATTTCCAGGAATAACACAAAAGTCATATTCTGCTTTTTTATTATCCTTGGAATAAGTATGTTCATCTTTAAAAGTTGATAAATCATTTTTATTTGATACAACAGTAAAATTGTCACCAAATGCTTGATTCCATTGTCCAAGAATTTCTTGAATATCATTAACATTATATGGTGCGGTTCTTTCTGCATCTAATAAAGCATTATTATAAAAAAGAAAATGATTATCTGAAAAAAATCCATCTTGTTTTTTATTTGCTACATTAACTCCTAATTTGCCAATTTGACAAATAGGAACATTAGTATCAGCTTTATCTTTACCAATAAAGAAATAACGAGGCTCAATGCTTTCATATTCACCATTATCATTTTGTTTAAAGGTATAACCTATAGCACGTCCAATGACTGATGGTCTTCCTGGTTCTTGATTTTCATTTAAAATAATTTGACCTTTTTTATCTCCCCATTGATATAAGGGTTGTTCATCATCATTAATTAATCCTTTACTAATAGCAGCGTCTTTTCCTTCAGTAATAAGAGTTCTCATTGCATAATTATATTGATTTCTATCGAAATCTCTATTTGTCATTCTACAAACAATCATACCATCCATAGAATTAGCCATTTCTTTTACTTTTTTATTAAAAGCTCTACGAACTTTTCTATAAGCTCTACCCCATCTTGCATCTTCAGACATTTTTTCTTTAGTAACAGAATCTACTTCTGGTAAACTGTCAAAAATTTCTTGTGCTTTTTTATCAATTTCAACTACGGAAATACCATTTTGTTGAGCAAAATTGTGACTCAATTTTTTTTCATAAATTGCTTTCATAACAATTACCTCCAATTTTTATTATGTCATTAAAACACAATATACTATTTATTATATCTCATATATAAAACTTTCTATTATATACTTTAGAAATATAATGCAATATATGGACAATAGAGAAGCTTCTTTTGTAAGAAATTATCATATCTTTGGCGAAGGAAGTTCAAAAATCTATGGTTTTAAAAAAGATGAAGTTCAAGCTATTAGAAAAAAATATAAAGAAAAAGGTGTGTTTTTATTGCCTGAAAAAAAATTAGCAGAAAACAAAGTACCTGCTAAAACTGGAAAAAGTAAAAATGTTTTTGGTGCAGTACAATTTGCAATTGCTTCCTTAGGTCCAGCAGACCAGGAAAGAATTGTAGAAATAGCAAAAAATATGCCTGAACCAGCAATATTGATGGACCAAACTATTGCAATACAAGAATACAGAGTACAAGTTGGTTTAAAAAATGAGTATGAACAAGGAAAATTATTAGATTCAACTGAAGCTGCAATTGGTAATCTTGTTAATATGATTCAAGCTAAAAATAATATTGAAGAAGGTCAAGAAGTAAATTTAAATATTAATAATAGTGTTTCAAGTTTGTTAGATGAAATCGAAGAGCATAAAAAATATAATAAAGAAAATGAAATTACTATTGATCCTACAAAAGAGCACAAAAAACAACAATTAAAAGAAGTTAGAACACAAAGTATTAATGATATATTAAACGAAGAGGCTAAAAAATGAAAAATATGAATAATTTAAGTGATGAAGAAGTACAAAAAGAAATTGAAAGTCTTGATAAAGAAATTACAAAATTTAATAATGAAACTATTCCAAAAATATTAAAAGTTTTAGAAGATGAAGAACATGGGGTAGTTGTATCTTGCTATGGATTAATTGCTATTGTAAATGCTTTAATTAAAAAGTTTGGTACATCAGAATTACTTAATGAATGTATGTATTATCTTCAAAACAATTTAGATGAAATCAATGAAATAAGTTCTGAAGATTAATTTACTATTTTTAATACTTGAGAAACTGTTTTTGCAGTTCTCTCACTTATTTGTTTATTATTAAATATCTTTTTTTTTCTTATTATATAATTAGAATCTTTTTTTACAATAATATATGCAATATTGTTATCTTTAAAAAACATTATTTGTTCTTTAAAGTCATTAAAATCTTCTTTTTTTAATGCACGTTTGTATACTAATCTACTCATTTTTATCACATATATTATTTAAAAAATAAATAAGCCTCGATCTTTCCCCATAAAAGATTGCACTAACTTATTATTATTGTTTATTACCACAAACGAGGCTTATTATAGTACAATCAGTATGATAAAATGAAATTAAAAAACAAGGAGAGGGGAATCCTCTCCTCGTTACTGGAATTGGAGGGAGTTCTGTGGTTATGTATGGGGTATAATACCCCAATAGTCTTGCCAGGAGTCGAACCTGGATCGGCGGGGCCAAAGCCCACTATGATTACCATTACACCACAAGACTTATTTTACGAAGTAAGGAGAGCCGGCATCCCTTACTTCAGAATCGGAGGTGAATTCATGTAAATGAATAGATTGGGTATTTTTAACTACCCAAAAGCCAAAGGGGGGATTTGAACCCACGATCTCCTGATTTCTTGTATAAAAGGTTATAACTTTTATATTACAAGTCAGGCGCTTTAGACCAACTTAGCTACTTTGGCTAAAAGGCAGAAGAAAAGGAAGAAATTAAGCTCCTTCATCTTCTTCAGTATTTTGTGTGTATCTTGTTCCAGCAGTTATTACACCATCAACAACTTGTGGTGCTGTGTATGCTGTTACCGCAGCAACATACCAATTTGCAAATAAATCAGGATTGGTTTGCATTAGTGCAAATGCAGCTAATAATCCAATAATTATTGTTGAAATTGATCCTAAATTGAAAGATACTTCATTTCCATTTTTATAAAATGTTGGAAGCACGAAAGATCCTTTCATAATAATTAGTCTAAATATGATTGCAATTATTACTGCAGCATATATTGTACTGTCAAACATTATTATTGACCTCCATATATTATTTTTTTTATTATTATATATAAACTTTAACAATTTTCAATTTCTGCCAAATCAATTTTAATATTTACATTTTGTTCATTAAGCATTATTTTTAATGAATCATTATTAAAACTTTTAAAATTTAATTTTGCATTATCTACTATTTCTATTGGTATACCTATCATATGTGCAAAATTAGGTAAAACAATAGCAGATAACTCTTCTGAGGTAAATTCTATAAAAATACCATTATCTAATTTTACTACTTCAGGTACATCTACTTCTTTAAAAATAACTTCTAATTCATCTCTTTGACTTTGATAATTAACTTGTACCATTATACACCTGTAATATATGTATATACTTATCATTAACTGAAAATGGTTCTTCCGTAATAAATCTATATTCCTTTCCTACTTTAATTTGTTTATAAATGCCTTCACTATCAGTAATATTAACTATATCAAAAATATCACCATTTTCACTCACTACTATATAAAAATGTTCACTATCATTATTAATATACTTGTTAGCCACTAATACATCAACATAATTAACATTATGCTGCTGTATGACCGTATCTAATGATGTAATAACAAAAGCACCAACAAAAAAAGTAATACAAAGAACAATAAATGCTATAATAATGTATCTCATCTTTCCTTGCCATACCTTCATATATTTTTCTCCTTTTTTTTCTTTTGACATGGAATACATTCTTTCTCAAAAATATAATCTATATCCATATGTAAATCATTTAATTTTAAATCATTAATCTGCTCAAAAATATCTTTCATTATAAAATTTGCAACATTTTTATTCTCTGCATCTTTTACAAACTGAACAGTATATTGAATTTCAATATTACTTGATGGATAATATTGATATCTAATGTTTTTAATATTTTTATTTTTAAAACTAAATAATAAATCTGTAACTGGTTTATATTTATTGACTAATTGTAAAAACTCTGTTCTACCATCAATTAGTACATTAAAAAGATCTTTCAAATGATATACCCAATAAACTTTACTACCATCCCAAAATTTAAATCTAAACTTTTCATCACGCATATCAATAGTCAATGATGAAATATCTTGTTGCTCAGGCATATTCTCAGACCGTAAAGCATTATAATAAATAACAGTTAAATTTACCAAAAAATTATGTCTTTGAAGAAAATTAAGAATATGTGTAATCTTCTTCATCTTTTCTTCACATTCTAAATACGTTAAAATACGTAATTCTATATATGTAGAATTCTTATTCATTCTCTTCCTCTGCAATTACACTTTCTGCTGTTATGATATTACTACCATACATTTTTTGAATATAATATTGTGTAAATAATCCAGTATATCTTCTCTGAAAATCCTTATCTAAAATTTTATAATTACTATACATTACAACCCCTCTCTAAAATTAATTAATAAATATTGAATATTACTATACTTAATTTCAATAGTAGCAAAATCAATTAAAATATTCAAACAATCTCTGTGAAATCTTATATCACATTTATGAACATAGATATCTGAAGAATTAAGAGTAATAAAATTAACATGATCAAATGAAAGCAAGAACATAGGTCCATCAAAAACATAGTCATTACTATATATTTGACTAAGAGTGTTTTCCAGTTCTAATCTTTGTGTTTTATTATTCATTATCTTAACCTCAATTATATTTTTTTAAAGTTAAGATATATATATATTATATTTTTTCAATTATTGATAAATATCATCACAGGTGCATGTATTAGTTTCTTCTTCTGTCAAACAAATTTTACATCCAGCGTTGATAAAACCAAAACTAATAATTGATGATTTTTTTACAGCACAACATTGAGTACTATTTTTTGATGAAAGAACTAATAATTTTACCCAATTTTCATCTTCATCAAGGTAAATACAAGGTGAATAAGTTACATTTTCTGTTTCAACAGTTAAAAAAAGATTTTCGACACCATCAATATAGGTGTCGTTAATATATTTCATATCTACAAGTTTTTTATCCATACTTAAGAGATGATTTTTAAAATTCATGACCATACACTTCAATCTTCATTATATTTGAATAACTATACCATTTACATGAATTTTGCCCCTTAATATAGAATCCAAAAGACCTAAAACCAATTAGATCTTTTGAAATACCACCACTACCAATAACAATTTTTTCATTGTCTATCATATATACATTAATAATCATATATGACATTATAGCAAACATAAAATTCTTTTTAAAGTCACTATACATTATCATCAGCTTCTAAATGTATATATTCATAAACAACAAAGAATTTATCAGTTAAATGATTTCTATAATCTTCAATAAATTCTAAATTATCAATACCCTCTTCCAGAACAGATGGATGACGATCAATATAAAATTCTGAATCAAACTCATGATAGTTGTATTCAGTTGGAAGATTGTATAAATATTCAAATTCTTCATCAGTTAAATAAAAAATATCATTTGATCTACGAATAATATGTTCTTCCCAATCATCTGTTATTTTCATCGAATGCTGTAATATTCTTCTCAATACGTACATTGTTTCCCTCATAAATCAGTATAGTTTGTAAAATTTCTTTAATTAAATCTGCAGAAAGTTTTACACTTATATCATTCTGTATGCAAAATGTCACATCTTCCTTTTTAGGCACAATTATGTTTCTTTTTTTTCTCTTATCATCTATATAAACGTTTTTACGTGTAATCAAAACTGACACAATATGTGCATCAGGAAAAAATCTCTTCACTTGGTCCATTCCTGGTTTATCAACAACATATACATTTATTTTATCTTCAACAAAAGAATCAAATAAAGTGCAATAAGTATATCCTGCTATTTTTGTAAAAGCAACAATATCTTTGATAGGAAAGAAACCAATTTCTTTTGTTGGTACATGTATATGGTCATAATCATCTGTCCGTTTTGGACGATCAGTATATGATTTAACCAAATAATAATTAACGTTTTTACATATTTCGTGGGCAATTGAAGTTTTACCAACCCCTGAATCTCCACATAATAATAAAATCTTCATTCAATCACCTTTTTAATTTAATTTCAATATCATCATGAGGTTTTTCGGTATAATAAAAAGCACCTCCTCGCTCATAAGCACAATAATGCTTCATACCAAACCATGACAAAGGATTATTTAAACAATGTAACCAAAATTCATTATCTGACCAACCACCAGTAATCATAACCCATAATCCTTTTTCAACTTCTTCTACTGCACCATATTCTTGTAATTTATCTTTTGCATACTCAATAACTCCTTGAAACCCCTCTGTTTTATAAATACGATTAATTTCATAAGTTTCTTGAAATTCTTTTTCAGTCATTAAAATCATCTACCTCAATTTTAACATCTATTTTTTTAATGTATTTTAAAGCATATTTTAAACCACTATTTTCTAATTTAAGTTTCTCATTCTCATCATTCAAACGATTGAGCATATCACATACTTCTGTGCAGCTCATCTCTTCACCATAATCCCTTATCTTAGGGCAACATTTACTAAATCGTTTTTTAGTCATCTTTTATCACTCTCCAATTTGGCTTTAAATCCTCGTTTTTCAATAAATCTTTTTAAAAAATCAATATCTTCATATAATAATTTATTTTTTTGTTTTAACTGCTCATTCTCATCATGAAGTTCTTTGAATATATCAAGTCTACATTCTTCTTCATATCTTGCCCTATCAGATTTCAATGCTTGATTTTCTTCGTGTAACTCATTCAACAAATCACAAATCGGTTTTCCATTACATTGACAAATTAGAGCATCTTTTTCATTATCCAGTATATCCCATTCAAATGGGTTTTCATCAACTCCATAAATAATTGTAAATCGTTTTTCAGTCATTTTACCTACCTCAATGAGAATAATAACTTATTACTTTACCCATTACTTCTAAATCTTCTTTTGTTAATACAATTGGTTCTTTTAATTGGTAATGCATTAATTTTGAATGTAATTCTTGAATAATCATTGATTGATTTTCCAATAAATGTATTAAATTGTCATTATCTTGTTTTAATTCCCTATTCTTATTATGCAACTCATTCAAGAGTTCACATAATGCCTTTGCAGAAGAAAAATGATAATCTCCTAAATCATTATAAATGCAAATAGCATTCTTTTCTTTTGACTCTACTAAATCAACAATGTCGCATTGGTTATGCTGATTTATATTCATTTCAAATCGTTTTTTAGTCATTCAACATCACCATTTTTAACTTCAAAATCTTCACAATGTACTAAAGAAACTCTCGCACATTCATAATGTCCTTTCCTACATCTTGACTTATAATATCCTAATTCAGAATCTTCATCTTTTACAAGATAATGATATTTACATTGATTACAAATTCCATCTTCATCAGAATATAATTGTGCTTTTAAATTTTTATTTTCTTTTTTTAACTGCTCATTCTCTTCTTTGAGTTCCTTGTTTTTCCTTTTTAATCTTGTGAAACTATCAAGAAGTTTATGATATGCTTTACTTTGGGATTTTGAGTGTAATTCCAAATTATAATTCTCATAGTGTAATTCATTCAAGAGTTCCACAATATCATCAATATCTGCAAATCCTTTATCTGTATGATTATCAATTATTACTACACAAGAAGTATAACAACTATCAGGAATATGTTTATTAAATCGTTTATTTTCAGTCATTTCAATCCACCAATCCTTTTGCTAATCTCTTCAAGGTTCTGAAATCTTTATGGTCTAAATCTTTCAAAGTTACTTCTTCACTGAAATAATAACTCATTTGCTCCCATAACATTTTATATAATTCTTTTTCATCATGTAACTCATTCAGTATTGTTTGTAATAATCTTGCATCTTCAATACATTCTGTTTTCAGTAATGGTTGCCCATTATCACTTAACTCTGCAATCCCCTCTGCTTTAG